TCTCATTGGTGAGCTTGCCAAAATACTCAGAGGCAATGGAATCCAGATTGGCCAGAAAAGGCTATTCCAGTGGATGCGCGAAAATGGGTATTTGATTAAGCGCCAGGGGACAGACTACAACATGCCCACACAGCGCTCTATGGAAATGGGGCTCTTTGAAATCAAAGAAGGCTCGTATACAAATGGTAATGGGGTGAACATCATTACCAAGACCCCAAAAGTGACCGGAAGGGGTCAGGTGTATTTCATTAACAAGTTCCTGAATGGGAGGTGACGCAGATGACTGCCCCGAAAAAGCGGAATCGTTACAGATGGGGACGGATTAGCCTGGTGGTTATCATCCCGCTGGCCATTGCTCTTGGCATTGCGTCCGGTGTCAAAGCGTTGATGGCTGAACCTGAATACGTTGATAAGGTTGTCGTGGTGGATGAGGATGAAACTCTTTGGGACATCTGCTCCAGAATCAATGACGACCGGGAAGATGTACGGATCATGATTGACCGGACCATGGACCGCAACCATATCACGGATGCTGGTGCGATTCAGCCAGGCCAGAAACTGCTCGTCCCTGTTTTGAAAGAAAAATAAAATGGCCTGCTGTTGGAGGCAACCAACGGCAGGCCGGCGGAACTATATTTCCCAATAAAATTCCGCCTCCATTGTACCGCAAAAGGAGGAATCAGACAATGATAAACACGAACTGCGGCACCTGCCCATTCGCCGAAAAGTGCTACATGAAGGACAACCCAAAAAGGCTTCCATGGGGCAAAGGCGGCCTGGGATTCTGCCCTAAAGTTGAAATTGGTTGGGCACAGGAAACCTGCAAGGCGTGCCATTTTACTGGCAAAGTAGGCAGCCGGGGCGGCGCCAAAACTCGCAACTACCGGACATGTACGCTGCTTCCCAATGAGCCAATTGTGCAGCACATCAAAGGACGCAAGAAAAACTGCCCATTCATGGAACAGGTAAGAAAAGAGCTTAGGAGGTAACAATGACGTATACAAACTGTGATTTGATTTTATCGGTCAAAGATGCCGAAGACCATGAAAAGTGGCTCAAGACAAGAGACCTTGGCATCGGCGGCAGTGATGCGGCTGTCATCATGGGAATGAATTCATATAAATCTCCATATCAGCTGTGGATGGAAAAGACGGGTCAGGTAGAGCCGCCGGACCTGTCTGGCAATCAGTACGTATACTGGGGCACCAAGAATGAAGCCAACATTGCTGACTGGTTCCAGGAAGAAACCGGCAAGAAGGTAAAGCGCCTGGGGACACTCCAGAGCAGGGAATACCCGTTCATGCTGGCCAATGTGGACCGTACCGTTATTGGTGAAAATGCCGGCCTTGAAATCAAGACTGCTGGCGTCAGCCAGTACCGGAAGTGGAAGGATGATGAAATTCCGGATGCTTATTACTGTCAGTGCCTGCACTACATGGCAGTTACGGGTGCAGACTACTGGTACATTGCCATTCTGCTTGGAGGAAATGAAGCCAAGTGGAAGCGGATTGAGCGTAATGAAGAGGACATCAAGACACTCATTGAAGCGGAAAAGGAATTCTGGAATCTGGTGCAGACCCAAACCGCGCCGCCCGTGGATGGTTCCCTTTCCTGCTCCCAGGCATTGGCCGCCAGATATGCTGACAGCCGTGACGAAGAAATCACTCTGCCGGAAGAAGCAGATACGCTGATTGCCCACATCAACGGGGACACGGAAATCATGGATAAGCTCAAAGAACAGATTTCCTTGAACCAGAACCGGCTGAAAGAAATGTTGGGGGATGCAGAAGCAGGCCGCGTCGGATCATTCAAAGTTACCTGGAAAGCTACCAATGGCCGAGAAACATGCCCACTGTCGAAACTCAAAAAGGCGGACCCGGACATGTACCGGGCCTTAAAGGATAAAGGATTTATTTCAACCGGCAAAGCAAGCCGCCGGTTTGCTATCAAAGAAGTCAAGGAGGATAAATAACCATGAACACTAAAGGCGGATTGACGAAAAGAAATACTCAGGTGCAGGAAATGCAGCAGAAGGATACATCCCTGAAAGGGCTCATCAAGGCCATGGAACCGGAAATCAAGAAGGCGTTGCCGTCTGTCATCACTCCGGAACGCTTTACCCGTATGGTCTTCACTGCCCTTTCCAGCACGCCTAAATTGCAGCAGTGTACGCCTCAGTCATTTCTTGGAGCGATGATGCAGGCCGCTCAGCTTGGGCTGGAACCCAATACCCCAGTTGGCCAGGCGTATCTGATCCCGTATGGCAATGTATGCCAGTTCCAGCTTGGCTATAAAGGACTGCTGGATTTGGCGTACCGCTCCGGGGAAATCAAGGACATCCAGGCGCATGAAGTTCACGAAAACGATGAATTTGAATATGAGCTGGGCCTTGAACCTAAACTGAAACACATCCCGGCCATGAGCAACCGCGGCCCGGTCACCATGTACTATGCCGTCTGGCATACCAAGACAGGCGGCTATGGGTTCGAAGTCATGAGCAAGGACGATGTGCTGGAATTCGCCCAGAAGAAATCCAAGAGCTTCCGCAATGGCCCGTGGCAGACTGATTTTGACGCCATGGCCAAGAAGACGGTCCTGAAGCGTGCACTTAAATATGCTCCGATTGCCACCGATTTCGTCAAAGCAGTCGCAACCGATGAAACGGTCAAGAGCAATATCTCCGCCAGCATGGAAGATGAACCGGATGAAACGATGACCATTGATGCGGAACCCATCCCTCAGAATGTGGATCCGGAGACCGGTGAAATTATTTCTGACCAGGAAGCAGCGAAATAAAGGGAGGCAGCTATGGGAGAAACAACAAAGCAAATCATTATTTCCAAAGTGAAGCTCGTGAAGGGCGGCATCCGGATTAACTATGAAAAATATCGTGACAGCTACTGGGATAACTTGCAGCTCACATCAGAAGAAAAGGCAGCGCCGGAATTCTATGATGCTTTCCAGTATCTGGGCAGCCACATTGCAGCCATCATGTCATTCACTGGAGAAGTCATGGAACACCGCATCAGCCCCAATGAAGTTGTGCTGGCTTACAGCTCTTCTGGAGAACTGTCGGTAAAGTTTGGCTTCAAGCTCTACCTGCCGATTTCCGGTGAATTCGTTTCTGTCGTGACGCCAGCGCTTAAAGAGCCACCGGCTACCATGAATAATCCTACCGGTGCAGAGCATCCTGAGTTCATGGCCACGCAGACATGGGAAGCCGTGCAGCATCTGCTGGATGAAACGGAAAAGTACATCAACGGCAGACGTGCCCAGGGGAATTTGTTTGAATCTGATGCCAAATAATCCTTTCTGGATTAACGAGTTACTGGGAAACTGGCCGGCAGTGTTTGTGTGCTGCCGGCACATTCTCAGCCCTATGAGAAAGGAGGGGATACCGTGGCGGATAAAAGAATGATGAGTAAGTCAGTCATTGATACGGATATGTTCCTTGACATGCCGGCAAGTACGCAATGCTTGTATTTCCACATGCTGCTGAGGGCAGACGATGACGGATTCTTGAAGAATGCCAAGACCATCATGCGAACGGTTGGCGCATCACCGGATGACGTGAAGCTGCTTATTGCAAAGCAGTATTTAATTCCGTTCGACACTGGTATCATGGCCATCAAGCATTGGCGGATCCACAACTATATCAAGAAGGACCGCTATAAACCAACAGATTGCGAAGAAATCAAGCTGCTGGAAGTGAATGAAAAAGGCGAATATGTCTTAGCTGAACCAAGTCGGAACCAAGTCGGCTCCAAAATGGAACCATCCTGTATCCAGTCTGGAACCGTACTGGAACCAAGTCGGAACCAAGTCGGCTCCAAAATGGAACCTCAGGATAGAGATAGAGATAGGTTAGAGATAGAGATAGGTAAGGATAGAGATAGTAGAGAGAGTAGTAGGAAGAAAAGCTCTGCCAACAACTCAACTGCTGCTCATAAATTCGTAAAACCTACTCTTGCAGAACTCAAGGCGTACATTGCCGAGAATGGATATACATTCCCGGCAGAGGCCTTCATGGACTATTACGAAAGCAACGGTTGGAAGGTGGGACGGAATCCCATGAAGTCATGGCAGGCTACCTGCCGGACATGGCAGCGGCATGAACTGCCACGTAAAGAGCAGAACAGCCAAGGAGACGTACCACCGGAGATTGACAACATACCCTTTTGAAAGAAAAAGAAGAGGTGAGCTGTATGGAATCAATGAAAGACTCAGTCATGGCCATGATTAACGACCTGGCTGCACAAGTGAAACAGAACGGCAAGGTGGTGACTCCGGAACCGGTGAAGCCGGCAAAAGATGGCATCGACTGCCAGCGTTGCGGGAATACCGGCTGGGTCGCAATCACAAGAGACGACGGTACAACAGCCATGACTCACTGCCCCGAATGCTGGGCACGTCGGCAAGTAGCGCATCGCCTCAGAACCTCTGGCATATCCCCGAAGGATTACGAACGTTATACGCTTGCCATCTTTGATGTAAGCCGTAGTGAGAGTGCCCGGAAAATGAAGGACATGGCAGAAAGCTGGCTGAAAGACCATACCCTTAACGGAACTGGCTTTGGACTTTTTGGCCGCTCTGGCATGGGGAAGACTCATATCTGCATTGCCGTTTGCCAGGAACTGACACGGCGATTCGGAGAACCACACTTCTATTTTTCCTACCGGGCGGAAATTCCGAACCTGGTCAAGGCATCTCGGAGCTACAGTGATGATTACGATGCAGCCATGAGGAAGTGGAAGACCTGCCAAAATCTCTACATTGATGACCTATTCAAGTTCTCCGGTCGCGTCGAAAGTGGGAAACTGGTGGCCATCGACAGGGATGAGCTGAAAGTGGTCTTTGACCTGATTAATGCAAGATACTTGAACCATCTGACGACGATTTTCAGCAGCGAGTATAGCGTGGGTAACCTTGCCAGGATTGATGAAGCGCTTGGCAGCCGAATCTATGAAATGGTAAATCCGTACGCGCTGCGAGTAGACGGGCAGAATCAGAGACTTGCGGGGTTGGGCTGATGATTAAAAACGAAGAGGGTTACGCTGATCCAACGTATGGCGGCGCCTATAAAACCATCCGCCAGGAAGAAAAACGGAAGCAGGATGAGGCGGATGCCGCCAGGATGGATAAAGCCATCCACAAGGCCAGGGAAATCTTCAAGGCCTATGGGTTTGAAGTAGTTGAACGGATTGTATTGAAAAACATCCGGACTGGGAAAATCTACCGATAAGGAGGAATGGATTATGACGAACTATGAAGCGCTAAAAGCAATGAGCATGAATACACTGGCTGGATTCTTGGCCAGCATCACGACATGTGGTGATTGTCCGGCAGCTGGGAACTGTGATGGTCATGAATTATGTACGGAGACTATGTTGGAATGGCTGACTGATGAACCTGTTGATTTAGCCAAGGGAGGGAATGAAATGGAAAATCGCACCATCTTGTTTCAGGGTAAAGAAATTGATGTGGATGATGAGCCGGGTGAAACATCTGACATGATTCATCATCCGGATCACTACATCTGGAAGGGCACAGAGTGTAAAAAAGTAATTGAAATCATGACCCGTGGCCTTTCTGGAGCGGAAGCCTACTACATGGGGAACATTATCAAGTACCTGTACCGCTATCCGAAGAAGGGCACGTTGCTCAGCGACCTGGCAAAGGCGGAAGAATACACGAAGTTCTTACGGGAATTGTTTATGGAAGATGGAGGAAAAGCATGAATGTAGCCATTGTTTTAGGGCGGCTGACTCGTGACCCTGCTATCAAGGTATCGCAGAGCGGGATGACCATAGCCCGCTTCACACTGGCCGTCAACAGGCTGAATAAAAAAGGGCAGAATCCGGAAGCGGATTTCATCAACTGCGTAGCATTCGGCAAGACTGCCGATGCCATTGGCAATTACGTCTACAAAGGGCAGCGGCTTTTGGTGGAAGGCAGAATCCAGACGGGAAGCTATACCAGCAAGAACGGAGAGAAGAAGTATACTACAGAAATCTCGGTGAACCGTGCGGAGTTCATCGAGAAGCGTTCTGAAATCCCCACGCAGGTGAATAAACACTCCGGCAATCAAAACGTGTCTACGGGCGGATTTGAGCATATGGGGACTGAGGTTCCTGACCAGCAGTGGATGGAGCAGGAAGAGATTCCCTTTTAAGGAGGCATCAGGATGGATGAAGTAAATACAATTGTATTTTTCCTGGGGATGATGTCTGTAGGTTTCTTGGCTTCCATCTTCCTGAGCCTGTTCATGGTTAACCGTGAGAGGTAATGCAGGATGGGGCGAAAGAACAGACGGCGGCAGAAGAATACGGAGCAGGCCATTCAGGCATTGCGGAAAGAGCTGCTGCAAAATCGTGGTGAGTATCACTGGTGCGCGTATTGCGGTCGGAAGCTGTATCCCGGCCAATGGCACTGGATGTATGACGAATTCGGGCAGCGGGTCCGCAAGTGCAACGATGAGCGAGCCTGCCAGGAGAATCGCCGCCCGGAATGTGAAGATTCTTTCAGAAAGGCGATGAGGATGTGAGAAGAATTTTATATGGAAACGGATACGAATTTCTTTTGACCGTTGGATTGGTGCTTTTGCTGTCTGCCGTAGGGCTTGGAATCGAATGGTATGTGTACGATACGGGGCAGCTCAAAGAACATATGACGTTCCTGGAATGGCTGCTGATTCAGAAATAAGGGGAGGTTGGTATGGAATTCATTGTAGAAGGGGACCCGCAAGGAAAAGCAAGGCCGCGGTTCAGCCAGAAAAGCGGAACCGTTTATACTCCAGCGAAAACAGCAAAGTATGAAAAGCTGATTCGCAAAGCGTTCCTGGCCGCCGGAGGGAAGGCTATCCCATCTGATTGTTATGTCGGGATTACTGTTGATGCCTACTTCCAGATCCCTAAGTCGTATACGAAGGGGAAGCGGCTGGCGTGTCAGTATAATATCAATCGCCCGGCAAAAAAACCGGACATTGATAATACATTGAAAGTCGTGCTGGATGCGCTGAACAAGGCAGCTTATGAAGATGACAAGCAGGTGGTTGAGGTGTCCTGCCGGAAATGGTATTCTCAGAGCGCCGGCTACTTGCGGATCAGCGTGAGAGAAGTGAAACAGTAGTGTGAGCAAGGCAGGTATTGAATCTGCCTTGCTTTCTAAATTCAATGATGGGAGGAAGCGGGATGTATCATAATGATTATATCGACGCAGTGACTGAATACTTGCGCCGGTATCGAGAGTTCTCGCAGTATATTGCGAACGTCAAAACCGATATCGACGAATGCCAGCGCATGTTGGAACTGGAAGCCGCACCGGCAGCGTCATCCATGTCGCCAACTGGTGGTTGCGGTGGCGGCGAAAAGGTGAGCCAGGAAGAGCGCATGTACATGCAGCGCGAGGACTTGCAGCGGAAGATCCGTAAATATCGTGCTGACTTGCAGCAGATTGAACCGCTCATCCGGCGCCTGGATAGCTCGATGGCTTCATTGAAGGACATCAATGAGACGGATGCCAGAATCTTAGAGAGCCGGTATATTGATGATGCATCCTGGGAAAGTACAGCACGGTACGCTTGCTGTAGTGTTGGCTCCTGCCGGAGACGGGCGCGCACTGCACTCAAAACATTGACCGGCATGATGTTTGGACCGGATGCTGTGCCTATGCAGACATCGGTTGTGTTCTTTAAACGATGATAGACCTATCAACACCAATGTGAATAACTTTGTGGATAACCAGGGCATGGACACTTTCTGAACAGTTTTTAGCAGAAACATGACTGATTGTTGCATGATTTATGTACGGAATGTGCGGGCACTTTGTGCTATACTAATATCATCGAAAATTGAACAGGGAACAGACAACCACGCAAACCAGCGTGGTTTTTGTTTTCTTATTTTGAAATCGGAAACTGAAATAGAAAATGGAAATAGAATTTGATTTCTTATTTTGGTTTCCATTTTCTTTTTTGATTTATAAAAGGATGTGAGGCAGCGTGGCCAGGGCATTTTCCAAAGACATTTACAATAGCCAGCGATGGCGAAAGGTCGCTCATGCTTATGCAGAGTCTCAGCACTACGTATGCGAGCGATGCCATAACCGTTCCTTTGTTGGGACTGGAAAGCCGCCTAGATTTATCGTCCACCACAAGACGCACTTGTCTCCGGAGAATGTAGGGGATGACAGCGTGGTGTATGGCTGGGATAACTTAGAGCTGCTATGTATCTACTGCCACAACGCTGTGCATGGTACAGGCATGGGCAGGGAGTGCGTGTTCGACGATGATGGCAATCCCATTGGCATCATGGAACATAACCGCTAATCCCCCCGGTCTCCCCTTTTGGGAGCCTGAAAAATGCCGCCGGGGGCGGGCCTTTCTGTGATACAAACGGCATCAGCCAAGGGAGTGTAGTATCAAAACCAAAGGAAAAATAGCAAAAGAAACGTCAATAAGTAAGGAGGTGATGGAGTGAGACAGATTAAACCGGAAACAGCGATTAGAAGAAGGGTGAAAGCCTTGCAGGAAGCGTTGAAAGCCGCCGATGAAGAGAAACAGACGGTCGTGAGCCCGCTGATCGGGCAGGTTGCACGCCTGGAATACCAGTTGCAGAAGCTCATGGAGCAGCTGGAAGAGGTCGGATTTGTTGAAGAATATAAGAACGGCGAGAATCAGTTTGGAACCAAAGAATCAACGGTTTCAAAGGCCTACTCCACCACGTTCAAGAATTATGTGAGCGCCATCCGTACCCTGGTGCAATGCCTTCCGGCCACAGCGGCCCCTGATGCAGAGGATACGCTGACGGAATTCATCAAAAACAGGCCTTGAATTACATTGAAAAATACTATGGCGGCATAAAATCCGGGCAGATAGTGGTATCTGATAAGGTACGGCGGGTATTCAAGCATCTGACGGAAAAAATAAATAACAAAAATTCGCAGTATATCTACGATGATGCCAAAGCTCAATATGCCATTGACTTCATTCAGACCTTCTGCAAGCATAGCAAAGGCAAGTGGGGCGGCAAGCCAGTCATCCTGGAGCTGTGGCAAAAGGCCATCACGGCAGCGCTCTTTGGATTCGTAGATAAAGATACTGGTCTCCGGGAATACCGGCAGCTGATTCTTATCGTCGCCCGTAAAAACGGCAAATCAACGTTCGCTTCCTGCTTAGGACTGTTTTTACTGGTGGCGGACGGGGAAGCCGGCCCGGAAATCTATTCCGCTGCCACTAAAAAGGACCAGGCAAAAATTATATGGCGTGAAGCCTGCTCCATGATTAAGAAGTCGCCAGCATTGAACAAGAAATTAGATCTGCGCGTATCCGTCATCCGGTCACGCTTCAATGAGGGGACGTTCGAGCCGTTAGGCTCTGACTCTGATAAGCTGGATGGCCTCAACGTGCATGGAGCCCTGATTGATGAATTGCACGCCTTGAAGGATAAGAACCTGTATGATGTCCTTATCGACGGCATGACGGCCCGTGAACAGCCGCTCTGTATCATTACCACGACGGCCGGCACGGTCCGCGATAACATTTATGACCTGAAATACGATGAATGTGAGCGTATCATCAACGGATATGAGGATCCGGCAG